CTATTTATTGAGTAATATAGTCTATCTACTTTATTCATCTCTCTTGCCTCTGTTCCATCTCCTTTGCCACTTGCTAACTGTATCTGTCTTGACGGATTGCTAATTGCTAAACTAGCATATTCTCTAAAAAATTGGGCATCTTGTTCACTAATGAAATCCCTAATCTTCATTACCGTCATGATTCAGTTCCGTAAGCTCCTTTTGTATTTTTTTAAAATCTTTTTCTCTTTCTACTTCTTTCCAACTAAGTATAGTATCTTTGTCTATATCGTCCCATTTGCCAAATTCTAGGTCAAAACAAATCATTTTATCATTCATGGTTTGCGACCATTTTTCTGAGTTATTGATTCTCTTGTCTACAGGTATAAAGTGTGGACAAAGTGTCATTTCTCTCTGTTTTTGCTTGCCTGAGATAAGACTTGTGTATTCTAGTAACACAATACCTTTACTCATTTTGTCTACTATTTTATCTAAGTCCATTTAAATACTCCACAAAGTTGTCATATCCGCCTATATTTTCGCCATCTATCCTAATCTGTGGAAATGTCCTAGCAGTAGGAAAGTTATCGGCAATAAACTTCATATCATAATCAGTTCCTAACTGTTGATACTCGTAAGTATGGCTAGTTTCTTGAACAAATGACTGAGCAGCAAACTTTGCTTTGTCACAGTAAGGACAATGCGTTTTTCCAAAAATTTCTATTTTCATATTTTTCTCCATGTGGACTTCTGTTTTTCTGCGGCAAAGTCATATATTGCCATAGGTAGTCCATCTCTATACATTACTCCTGCCCATGTTATCTCGACAGGTGGTGGACTCTTTTCTGCGAAAGGAAAAGGGCAATCTTTTAGCCACAATACAGTTGCCGTAGTCTTTTTCTCTCGTTTTCTAATCTTGTGATAGTGTATTTTTACTGTTTCTGTCTTTTCGTAGTTGAATACTCTACCATTATTATCAATGAAGAACTTGCCTCTGTGTCTCATTAGCCCTGTAATATCTTCTATCATGTATCGTAGCGGATATATACTGTTCATTGGGCTTTGTATTCTACGACTTCCAAGACTATGCCCCGACATATTTTTGTCGTCAAGTACTTGGTCATCTAGCCACAATATTCCGTCTACATATTCTACGTTATCACTATGTATTACAAAGCAAGGAAAACATAAGTCATCTTTGTCGGTGATTAGATAGTCACCCATTTCTCGCTTTTTCTTCATCATGTACCAAATTCTACGCTGTGAGCGTTGTCGAGCCTTGTAGCTCCTGTTCATTCTGCGATTCAATAAACTTCCTTATTATTGGTTGTGCTTCAGTTAAGGACATTTCTTCGTATACCCACTTATATCCATCAAATCCCCACTCATCTGGCTTACTTTCTATAAACCTTAGTCCTGGCATGTATTTTTGGAAGAATAACAGTATTGCATGTGTATCTTCGTACATATCCATCATTGAATTTGAACAACCATTTATGCGTTTTACCCATTCTGGAGTCCAAATATAAGCATTTGCATCAGCAAACTCGGGGATTGGAAATAATGATACTGTTGGGTCTTTTATCCAAGCCCTATCCCATATACAGTATTTTCTTATCGGGTCAATAAACATTGCATGGTGATTAGGTACTATCCTAACATTAGCAATCATTTCCCCACTAGGATTGTTAATCCATAAAAAATAGGAGTGCTTATCTAAATCATCTACTGGATTCATCACTCGTTTGTTTTCTACTACAAATGATTGTACTCTTTCTTTTAGCATTGTAGCATATTCTTCTTTTGTCATTTCGCTGTAGTGACAAGCTACTTTCGTATACCCACTATCGTAAGTGTGTTTTCCTATATATTCACGCATGCACTTTTACCTGTTCATCGCTTCTAGTTATATTTTCATCGCCGTACAACTGTCTTTTATCTTTTTTGTCTGTATAACTGTCTTTTTCTACATAATACAGCTGCATAGTTGTACACCAGTCGTCTTGTAATCGGTGTCGACCGTGATATGTCGTTGCACCATTAAATATTACAGCATCGCCCTGTAAACAGTTTGCTACTGTATCTGCGTTTTGTTGTCCTTCAATCCATGGGTGGTCTTGTAACTCTGTCAAAAAGCCGATAGGCCACATATGGTCTGATATTTGTATAGACACTACTATTTCGTACGACCAATGGTTTTTATGCCAACCTTGGAAAGTATTTTTTCTCCACTTACGCAGTCCTGTCGTAGAGAGTGATAGTTTTTTGCCTAATACTTCTTCTACTCGTGGTAAATATGTTAGCCCTACTGAATCTGTAAGTGCTGTACCTTGTATAATAAAAAACAGACCATCATCATTTTTTCTTTGTTTGATAGCCCGTCCATTTTTTATACGCAAGTCTAAGTAATGTTCTATTGTTTTACATTCATCAATATACATGAATGATTTTTGTACTATGGGTTTCATTTTAAATCTTCTAGAATTGTACTAAAATACTTTATACCTTCCTGATATCTAAAAACTCCGTCAGCTGCGGACTTCTTAGCTTGTTCAAGTTCTGCACACTTATAGCACTCTCCACAAGGTACATATCCTTTTACTTCACCGTCTTTACCCTTTAGTGTTCCTTTGGGCATAAAGCAAGTCCACAATGTATCTAATAATTTTGGCTCATGCCTAATGATTAGTGCGTACATTTCTGCTTTTGTAAGAAAGTCAAGTGGATTTAGTATTTGTGGTATTGTATCTATAACTTTGTCTAAATCTACTCCTGTACCGTCTAGCACATCACTACTGTAAAGTGCCATAATCTTGCGATACTCTCTAAACTGTAAGCGCATACGCATATCATCTTCTGCGTTTGCTCCCATCATAAACCATTTTAGTTTAGCACCGCCAGGTTGTCCTAGAACTACGGACATAAAGGCAGAAAGTCCCGACACAATTATCGGGACTTCCTTGGTGTGTGGCAACATTGAGAGCATACTCATATCATTACCGTACGGTAAGTTGAAATACTCTGCTTGCTTTTGTGTATAGAACGCCATTGCGTCTGCGAACAGACCATAGCGTTGCTCATACCAATGTACACAAAAAGGCTTTAATCTAGGGTCTCGAACCGCGTACAGTAAAGCCGCTGTGGATTCGATACCTGCGGATAAAGGCATATATGTATTGACATCTGGGTGCTGGGCTATTGCCTCAGACATTTCCTGAGTAGTTTTCAAAGTCTTATTTACAGTCTTTGAAACATTTACTTGTTTTTGTTTATGTTGGCTCACTACTCCTCCCAGGGCTGTTTTACTTCTAGTTGCATATCTCTGATAACGTTTGCTGTTGCCTTATCACGAAGCTGTACCATGTTTTTCATGGGCTTGAACTTCGCATTACAAACGATTTCAGTCATTACATAGTTTTGGGGCATAACTAAATTTATTAAAACAAGGGCTGCCTCGTAGGGGTCAATGAAATACTCACTTTCCTCTACTCCCTCCAAAACTGCGCTATTAGTCCAACCCATACTGACATTGTGTAAACGACACTTGTCTTTGTATGGATAGTCGGTAGCTTTTGCAATACAATAATCTCTCAACTCGGCTTTATCACTTTCGTAAATGCTCGCTCCTATACTATAATAGCAAGTTGCTGAGCCTGTGTTGATGATGACCTTTTCTTTTTCTTTCCATTGTGTATGTAGGATTTTTAGAATTTTATTCTGTACTCGAGGATACCACGCATGGTTAAATACAATCTCAGCGTCCCAACGAAGAATGTCATTGATGATATGGTCACCATTTCTATCCTTCATGTCAAAGCCGCTTCTTCGACTGTACCCTCTTACTTCCGCACCATTAAATTGACAGTACTCGTAAATTTCTTTACCAATACCACTAGTGTGACCTGTAACTGCCACTCGTTTTCCTCTTAACATTTCCATTCAGTTTCCTAAAAAATTAAAATTGGCTCCATTGCTACATACATAAACCAAACCATGAAAGCTAGGCTTCCAAAAGTTAGCACGTCGTTGCAGAACTGTCCGCCTTGGCAGACTTTCTCTTTCCATGCAGACCACTTGGCTACTGTATGCTCAATGTAGCTAGTTATGATTTGCTTTTCCATTTTTACTTATAAAATTTATCCCACTTACCAAATGAGTAATCGTCTCCGACTTCGAAGTCGCAACCCACAGGGCAACCAGGAATCGAAACACCTCGATCTTTTTGAACGAAGGATTTCAGGTTACTACAATAGACCTCCATTTCATCTTCTGGAACTTCGGCAAGAATCGAGTCATGCACTAGTCCGAAGATTTTGGAGTTCATTCCATTTCTATTGATGTAATGTTGCATATCTATCGCACCCAATAGGTTTATGTCTGATGCGACTGATTGTACAAGAAAGTTAATTCCAGACCTTACTTCGTGAGACGCAATACCTTTATCTCGTGATTTAGCATTGGGAAGCCTACGCTTCCTTCCGAACTGTGAATAAATGAACGCATTGGAACGAATGAACGCTCCACATTCATCTAACCACTTTTTCAGATTAGGGAATGATTGGAAATATTCTGAAATAACTCTACTTGCATCGTGCATTGAGAACTCTGAGCCAGAGTCCTTCGTAACCTGCCACGAAATCTTAGCTGGGCCAGCACCGTACATTATACCAAAGGTGACAGCTTTCGCCTGTTGACGCTTAGCGCCATAGAGTTCATCTACTTGTTCGACTTCGCATGGTAGATTAAAGACTTGTTTTGCGATACTCGAGTGGAAGTTGCCTCCACTTTTGAATACCTCTTGCAAGCCCACGTCTTTCGCCAAGACTGCGGCAACATACACTTCTGCCGTTGTCAAGTCCATAGAAACGATTTTGTGTCCCTCTCGTGCTTTGATACAACCTTTCACAGTCGGGTTGTCTCTAGGCAACTGTTGCATATTCAACTTACCACTAGAAGATAGACGGCCCGAAGTAGTACCATGCAGGTTAAATCCTGTACGTAATCTACTATCTCTATCAAGATTCGGTATAATTTTATCAAGATAGGTTGTTTTAATTTTGTTCTTCTGTCTAATTTCTAGTATGTGTTTGGGTACTGCGTGTTCTTCTGCAAGTTGTCCTAAGACTTCTGCATCAGTACTATGGGCACCTGTACCCGTTTTCTTACCCGTTGGGGTTAGATTTATATAGTCAAATAAAAGGGATCGTAGCTGAACTGTGGAGTTAGGGTTAAAGTCCTTACCCTGTGCCTTTTCAAAAAGTCTCACTTCAGGAAATTCGTATAGTTCTGCAACTGCGTTCTCTATATCTTCCTGCATTACACCCTGAGCAAACTCTAGTCGCTCACGATGGAAAGGAACTCCATTGTTCTCTACTTGTCTTAAAAAGTTACAGCCCTCTAGTAGAATATTCTCATAGACCCATAAGAGTCTCTTGTTCTTCTCGATTGCTGGTCTCATCTTTTGATACAATGCCATTGTAACTACTGCGTCCATAGCCGCATAGTTCTGCATAATATCAAAAGGAATCATGTCATAACTAAAAGATTCTTTCAGTATGCCATGCTTTCTCCGATACTCAATACCCCAATCTTCTAACGGTTTTTCATAATCTCCATAAGGAGTATGCTTCATCGCTAGTTGTTTTAGACCATGAGTACCAGGGTTCTCATCAAACATATAATGCATAAGCATTGTATCTTCGAAGTTTGGAAACTCAAAATTAAAATGGTAAATAAACCATTGTAAATCGAACTTCGCATTGTGAAATACTACAGTTTTCTTGTTGAAGAGTTCCTGCATTTTTGCTTCGACTTCTTCATCAATTACGTCTGCGTCACAATATATACCGTGATCAGGCTCATAAGACATAGAAAATCCAAGCATATAACCGTCCCTACAATATAACGCACTTGTTTCTGAGTCAAGTGAGATATACGGTAGCGGGGCGTCCACAGCGTGTTGTAAAAAATCCATGATTTTCTCTTTGTCTTGTATGCCATAACATTTATCCTCTGATAGTTTCTCTATCTTTAGTTCACCGCTAACATAGCCTGCAATACTGTCTACTGCTTCTTCAAAGGCTTTCTTAGCTTCAGGTTTAAATTTAATAATGGCAGGATTCATAAGAGCAAGAAACTTCTCGTCTATTATCTTACCATTGTATTCGGTTACAGATGTTTTCCTAGTGTACTGTTTAAATGCCTCTGCACCCACTAGGATTACCCATTCGTAATCATCTGTATCTATCTCTAAATCAACATCTTTCTTAAGAACTTTCTTGACAGAACTATCAGAACATAATGCAAAACGGTCAAATTCAAACTCGAAATATTTATCGAAGTTTGTACTTGTTGGCTTTGTTTCAATAAGTGCTATTTGAGCCATTCTAATAATTCTCCATAAGTTAATGTTTTAAATAAATGATAATCCAAGTGATGTTTAAAAGTTTGTCTGTTCAAATGGAACTGACCTTCACCTGTATTACCTCTGTGTTGTTTGTTAGAGTATCTCATCTCTTTACCAATATCCGCAGAATGAACCTTGAATATTAGTATCATGTCTTTGAAAAATACTCCATAAAAAAGTATATCAAATTCTTCTTTTTTGACTTGCTGGATATTACAATCCCAGTCATAATCTTGCCATTCGTGGTACATGATATCACGGTTGGCTTCGCATTGCAGGGCTTTGAACAGATTACTGTCCGTTATTTTCAACTCTGCTTTCTTTTGTACTCGTGAGAATTTACATTCGATTCTACTACCATCAAATTTATCAAATAAATCGAACGATAACTGTTCACTACTTTCTGCACGAATAATTTTCTTAATCATAATCTCGGCAACTGTGCCAAATCTACGCGTATGCAATCCGAAGATTGCTTGCTGTAGTTGTATATTATCCATAAAGTCGTTCCTTAACCTTGCCTATCTGAGCAGGTGTTAGTCCACCTGGGTCTTGACCGTCACGCAAGGTTATCTTCTGTACTGACAGTTCCATCTTCTCAGCTAGTGTTTTTATTTGTTCTGTTGCTTTCTGACCTGCTTCGTCGCCATCAAACATAATATCAATACCCTGAACTCCTTGAAGTTTGAGCAGGGATAGCTTGAACCAGTCCATTTGTTGTGTTCCGAAACAGCAGACTGTATTCTTCAAGCCATTGTCCCATAGATTGAGACAATCAAAAATTCCTTCTACCAATATCACTCTGTTTTGTATTGGTTTTACTTTTGCTGGTGTAAATGGCATCTTCACTCCTTGTGGGTAGATGTAATACTTATCTGACCCTATGCCTCCAGCAATATGTCTCCCTAAGAGTGCAATCGTTTTACCTGTTAGGTCGCGAATGGGGAAGATGATCCGCCCTTCAAACTTTGGAACATTCCAAGTGAAGGCTTGCCATATTCTCAGAGTTTCCTCAGAGATATTACGGTACGGGCCACCTTTCCATTCTATGCGGTCTTCTGGGAGTTGAATACCAACGGTTTGCGATCGTGTCTTTGCAATCTTATCTTTAATTCTGTGTAATCTGACTTCTAGTGGACTCTCTGGTGCACCGAAGTGTGTAAATAAGTTACCTTTGAACCCACATGCAAAACAATGCATTACTCCTGTTACTTTGTCTACTCGTAGACTTGGGTTCGAATCATCATGCTCAGGATTTAGGCATGATATAATAGCGTCCTGTCCTTTGACAGTAAATTGTATTCCTTTTTCTTTTAATAAATCTGTTGCTATCATTTTCTATATTATATATTATACAGGAATTTTGACCTTGTGTCAAGTATTATTTTTTTCTTCCATTGATTTAATTCTTTCAATCCCAAGAGTACTTTTGTGTTTCCACTCTAGTTCGTCCCCTAGCTTTTCAAAATCGGTCATTGGAGTACCGCCTGGGTCTAGCTCATCTTCGTAATATCGTGACTTCCATACTAATTCTAGCATTTGAAAGTAGACTGCAACCGCCTTATCTCTAAACTCTTTATCTCCCCATAAATACCATAGAAGCCAATATTCTTTATCTATACGACAGATTCTTATTTGTTGTTCTTTGTCCTCTAACTCTGACATAGCCCTCAATCTCTGACTACCAGCGATTGGGTACCAGTTTGGCATAACTAATATCGGAGCTTTCATACCATGTTCTTGCAGAGATTCTAGTAGAGGCTCATTCAAAGGAACATTCATAATATTCTCTTTTACTTTTGGTTGCTCTAGTAACCAACCAATACTTCTCACATACCAAGTATGTGGAGGCATAGGTATAAGTTCTGCTGTACCTCTACTAATTCTATCTGCTGCCATTATGCTTCCCTGTCGTTATCCCACATTACGATATTCTTTTTTCTTGGAAAAAGATTACTTAATCTGCGTTCTTCTTTCCAATCTTTTACCCATTGTGAGCCGTTTCTTTCCGCATCTAAAAAGATTGCGTTAGTGAAGCCCAAAGGTATCAATACCATAAAGTGTACTATAATGCTTAGCACAATGTCATATCCTAGCCAGCCCATGTAAAAACTTGCTAGAAATCCAAAATATACTGACCACATTGTAAATAGTACTAATGTAAAATAGAACTGTAAACTAGGGTCTGGTATATATCTTAAAGGATTGAATCTGTTGTCCATAACTAGACGCCAACAGTCTACAACCCATAATATAAGTTTTCTACTTGTTTGCATAATATGCTTTACCTCTATCTTCTATCAAGAAACCGTTTAGGTGGTCATATTCATGTTGAACTACAACTGCACTCCAGTCCTTGAATGTTTCTTCTTTATTTATCCATTTGCCATCTTCAATCGTGTCATATTGCATAGTGATGGAACTGGCTCTACTAGTCCGTACATTTACATCTGGACAACTTAAACATTGTTCCCAATGCTTTTTCTTGTATGGACTTAGATTTTTTACTTGTGGATTCACAAACAATTTGTACTCTGCTAAAAATACTCGTACGGGTACTCCGATTTGTATTGCAGAAATACCTATACCGTTGTGTTTCTCCATTGTCTCGCCCATATCATCTACTAACTTTTCTAGTTCTTCATCAGTGCCTGTCCATGGACTTGACGGTGTTCTTAATACTTTTCTATCAAAAATCAACATCTTGCAACTCCTCCTTGATTTGCATAATTTCTTCTTCATATGAAAACCAGAGAGATGGGCTATTGCAATTTTCTTGCATACGTTCGAGTAACACAAGTCTATCTAATTTACTAGAAATTGACTCTTTTGGATAATATCCCAACTTTTCTTTATTCTTGTGTTTCTCTTGCCGTTTATAGTCTTTTGCAGACTTATGTGCACCTGCTCCACTCTTATTCCTAGAGTGCTTTGCGACAGGATTTATCTTATTTATTTTCATTTACGTTCCCACCTACACTTCTTCTCTTTATGTCGTTGTGATTAAATTCTGCCCAATAGAGTTCAAATGCAACTCCAGCTTCTATACCTACAAACTGGTGCATAACTCCTGGCTTGACTTGTGTAAAGTCGCCTGGGCCTAATATTGTTTCATCTACTAGGTCGTAGTCGTTTTGCCAGACTCTTATCATCATCTTGCCACTTTCTACATAAAACCCATTCCATTTAAACTCGTGTAGATGTTCCGAGCATTGCTTTCCAGCAACGTATTCTATTCTATGAAACTCTAGAACTCCATTTGCATGGATTAGTTCTGTCTGTCCCCATATCTTACCTGCTTTCATGTAACTTCCTCATTTTTGTTTCTCTTACTATTCTTTTTTCATTTGCTACATTTAGGTCAATGATTCCCTCTGCTTGTAATAAATTTATAAGGGCTTGTACGTCACCGACTTCTTCAGAGAGACACTTGATCTCTTGCTCACCTCCATTGTGTCTATATACTTTAGAACAAGCCTGGATAAACTCTCCAGCTTCTT